TCAGGATTTCTCAAAGGGGTCGGCCTTCGGTCGAACCTCAATCGAGTATGTCTTGATCTCCTACGGAGTCACAGGACATTTATATCCCATCTGGGTGTCTCAGACACACAACAGCGTGGGATTATGATGGGAGAACCTTTGACAAAGGTTATTCTCACCATTTTAAACCTAGTGGTTGAGGAATACGCTATGCGTAAGTACCTCAAGATCGGGTCTTTGACCCGGTACGAATCTCCATCCTGGAGAACGTACCACATAGGTGGTGATGACCATCTGGCTGTAGGACCGGTAGAATACCTTTCCTACATCACAGAGGGCCATATTCTCTCTGGATCTGCGATCTCAGAGGGAAAGCACGGTATTTCCGACAACGTCGTAAAATACTGTGAAAAGGTCATCGAGGTCCGCAGGATCTTCGATGGCTTTGATGTCCGGCGAATCAACGATTCCGTCGAACATTACTTAAGGTCTCCGTTTGTGGATTCCATCAAACTGAGACTTTTAAGTCCTCTCACTAAAGCACTGGAAGTCTTTAATGAGAGAAATGTTGCCATCGGCAAGGGCCTTTCCTTAGGAAGGACGCTACGATGGTTACATCCTGACCGTTTTTCTCCGAAATGGGTCAGAATGGTACGAGACCGATTCTTTGAAAGAATGGGTTCGTTATTGCCAGACCGCACCTCAGGTGTGTACTGGCAACTACTCCTCCCCAGGCACTGGGGGGGACTAGATCTATATATGCGGGAGGAACTCCCGAATATATTTAAGAGACTCCCTGAATTGACGCTGTCAATCATAGAGTCTTACATCCTTCATGAGCCGACGGCTAATAAGGATGTTAAACTGCTTCGTAAGTTCCTTACGAATTACAGTTACCGAGGCTTCCGTCTCAACGAGACGGAAGTTGAGGCAATGAATAGTCATCTTGAGATGATTATCATGAATCTCCCTACCATGGAATGGTGGGAGATTAAGCAGCTTTATGACCCGGAGGGCCTAAAGTCTGCTAAAGACATCAGTAATACTGCGTATACTGATGGCTGGAGGGCGGAAGAGGACGTCATAGACGAGCTCATGCGCCCTATCCTATTCAAGGAGATCCTCCTTGGACGGGAAAAGCCGGCGGCGTTTAACACCGAACGGCTTAAGACTAGATACTCCAAGCTTTGGAACCTAGTCTATAGGGGTCCTCCCTCACTCAGTGAGGAGGACTTCCTAAAGGCAGTACTGGCGAAGCCAGTGATGCCTTTTTACAAAGTGGGATATCCTGAGGAAATCCACTTCGTTAGCGATCGAGGGTACATCTACAAGAGTGCCCTCGACGACGCTTTAAACGGGATGCCGGTACTTAGTACACGCTACCCGTTTGCATGAGCAACATTATTTATGCTCCCTGACCCGAAGGGCAGATATCGAAGATATTTGGAGCGTAACGTTAGTCACTACGCGGGGC